TACTTCTCTTCCTGTTCCTGCTAAGTGGAATATCCGTGGTGAGTTAAATGCAACTAACCATGATAAGTTTGTAAAGCTTATTTCTGATGTTCAGCTTGCTACAGGTGGTGTTGCTACTATCGTTGGTACAAAGGTTGCTCTTGCAGGATTAAAGAACCTTGGAGATATTCAGTGGGTTTCTGAAGCTGCAAAGAACGATGTTTATAACACTGGTAGAATTGGTACATTTGAGGGTACTCAGATTATCGAGCTTCCGCAGGCATTTAAGGAGAATGACGTAGAACATTATCTTGAAGACGATACAAAGCTTCTTATTCTTCCATCTAACATCGACAAGTTTGTTAAGATGTACTATGAGGGAATGGATGAGACTAAGGAAGTATCTGAGGCTGGTGATAATGCCGATGATACAAAAGAGTACGAGTTCAAGTCTCGTTTTGGTATCAAGACTATGACTAACACAAGATTTGGTACTTGGACAATCGGTGCGTAATCCATAGAAATATTGGGACTGTATATCTAAATGATATGCAGTCCTTTTTGAATTGAGTGAAAGGAGAAAATATAAATGGCTTATCAGAAGAAAGCTACAACTACTTCTGCCGCAAAAACAAAGGCAGAAGATGCAAAGGTTGAAAAAGATACAGTAAAGGAAACAGTTGCAGAGGTTAAGAAACCTAAGAAGTATGAACCAGATGATTTAATTCCATG